TTTGCAAGTGTATGAAGTATCATTTTAAATCCTTTCAAATACTGTGTCTACATAGTTCTTTTTATTAACTGAAACTGTCTTATAAGCTTTATGACTTACTGCATTTTTAACTAGGAGGTAATGCACGTTTATTGGGTCTTTACGTTCTATATTAGCTTGTCTCGCTCTTCGTTGTGTATACCTAGCTGTCGAGAAGTCCTTAGAATATACAACTAAGTGTTTATACATGCTCAGGTCAACTCCTTCAGCATAACTAGTTGATTGAAGTATTCTTGCATGTTTAAAGTATCTCTTAAGTTTAAACTCCTCTTCAATATAGTTATACATTATTACAATATCTTTGGTATCTCCCCACTTAGTTAATATATAATCTACCTTTTCAATGTTGCCTAAAGTTATATAATCATCATTAATCTTTAAAGTACCACCTTCAAGCATGTGTAAAGAATAACGTAACTTTGTAGCTCATGGATATAATAAGAACTTATCAGAAGGTCCTTGTGAATGTGTAAACTGTAATAACTTCTTGTCAACTAAGTGATTGTATATCTCTTTAACTTTCGGACTTAATTCAATCCAATGTAGTATGTCCTCAGGCTCCTGTTCAAAATTAAGTTGTTTTCTTGTTCTTGTAGTAAATAAGTGTTTACAACTATCTATTACATCTTGTTCCCTAATTTTAGTATAATCAACTACAGTTTGAGTAGGGCTAATACGTTTAGTAGGAAGTTGACCACTTTCATCTCTTTGTGCAAAGTGTTTAAACCAAGCATAAAAGTCTTTAAATTCATTCCAAGGCCCATATTTAGTTAAGGCAAACTGATTAACTAATAGTTGATAACCTTGAGCATGAGGAGTAGCAGAATTATAGATAATAGGAAGAGATTGCGATATTGTATATATATCTTTCCATATCTTAGCACGTAACGGATAACCACTGATGTTACTATGTGCTTCATCCAAGATGATAATGTCAAACTTCCCCTTGATCTTATTAACTGAATGATAGTTGATAAGACTATAAACCTTTTCATGCTCGAACTTAGCAAGAGTTTCTTTCCAACCATCTAATGCTTTCTTCTTTGATATAATTAAAGCTTTTTTAACCCAATCTAATTGTTCACATATAAGTAAATCTGTTATAGACTTACCAGTACGTTCCTCCCAAGCTAAATAAACAATACCATATTTAGTTAAAATAGGTAAAGCTTCTTTAGCACCTTCTATTTGGTGAGGTTTAGCCTTCATCGTTGAAATACTCCAGGTCTATGAGCATCGCTAATAATAATACCATAGACGTTAAAGAAACGATCAGCGACTTCACCACTCATCTTATGTAACCCTCTAACATAATTAGAGATTTGAATAGCTTGTACATTAAGTTTATCATCTGATAATTGCTTAGCTAACTCATACATAGACCTAATACCAAACACATCTACTACATGTTTGATAGCCTCTTTAGTTGTCATTACATCAGCATCTTCATAATTAATCATGAAATATAATCCGTTAAACCTTTCTCCTCAACTAAGCTTAATGGGATTGTGAAGGAGTTATCTCCATTGTTTTCAGTTCTAGACTTAGGTAAGAATATAACTTCAGCGTCTTTACCAAATTCATCTTCTTCAACTTTGACACCATAGGCTTTATCAGTTTCAAACCATGATAAAACTGTAATATCAACTAAACCATAATCCTTTGCCATTTATTTAACCTTTAATTTTAAATATTTTGCTTCTTTAATTGATATAATTTCATCGAGTAAATGTTCAAGTATTCTAATCTGTCTAGTGAGAAATAAGCCATCAGAACCCCTAATAGTTCCAGTTAATAAAGCTTTATTTTCAATTGCTTTAATTTTAGCGTCATGTCTTAAATATTTATATTGCGGTCTTAATTTCATAGTTTTAAATTCCTAATTACAGGTTGACTATCTACAACTTCACCTTCTTGCTTTTCGAAACCATCTGTATTTTGCTTAATTAGGAATGATTTGTCAAAGTCAATCTCATAGATGCACATGTCAGTTTTCATCATAATAAGACTCATTTGTTCTGACATATAAACCAAATGATTTACATTAGGCATTTTCTCGCCGCAAACTTGTTCATAGAAAGCCATAGCATCATCTAAAGCAGTTTCAGGGTCTTGGATTGCATCTGCCGCTTTCTTTTCACCAATGCGAGGGAGACCTGGAACGTTATCTGAAGCATCACCCATCAATACTTGTCTATACAAAGTAAGAATTGCATCGTCAGGTGTAACCTCAGTCCATTCTTTCTTCACATAGTTATAATGCTTACCTGCAATCTGCAGCATATCTTTATCAATACCACAATGGATAGCACCTGTTTGAACCATATCAGAAGCAATAGCATCATCTGCTTCATGATTGATAGCAATAATACCACCATAATTCTTAACTAGATATTCCTTACAGTAATCCAAGAATTGAGGTCTGACCATTGTTGCTCGGTTGCCCTTATACGGTTTTGTTTTACCAATTGCATATCTAAAGTTTGTACTGTCCGAAATGTATATCCGCATGTTAGGGATATTAGTGTCAGTAGCAATATCCCTAAGTGTGCTATCAATAATCGCATCACAAGCTCCCTCAAAGTGTGTTTCACATACAGCAGCTGTACGATAAGCAATAATATCACCATCTACAGCAAGAATTTTATTCGTCATTGGTCAATTCCTCTGCAAGAGTTGCATAACCAGCAATATCATGCCAATTATCTTTTTTAGTTTTAAGACCACAAACAATACGAGACATCTTATGTGCAATCATATGTAGAGCTTCACGTTCATGATTATCTAGTTTACGTTTACCATGAATATATAATACTTCCATTATACTTTGCGTGCAATCAGCATTATCGATAAACTTACCATACACAGAACCACGTTGTTGAAGTGTTGCTCCAACACCTTCTACTTTATTTACTTCAGGCATATTATTCTCCTTTAATTGTTTCTTCATAACTATACAAACCATATTTATAGACTTTAGTGCAGCTAAACATCCAGTACATGGTTCATGCGTAACATACATACAGTGCGTACTATTATAGTTTCTTACTTGTAGTTTGTAAGCATTAATACAAGCTTGCTCTGCATGCACAACTGTATCCTTAGTTATACCTTTTTCACATTCACAAGGACCTTCTGATAAGTTCTTATTATATCCATGAGCTATAATATCATATTTGTTACACACTGGTATATACTTTGCAATAATTGCTCCTACTTTTCTTTTATCACAAGGTGATAGAGAAGCAACATTAACTAAGTAGTTATACATTTCTTCCTTAGTTCGCAGCATCACTTTTCCTTACACTATACAAAAGTTCAATTTCATTAAGTTTTGCAGTAGGTGGAATAAATCCTGCACCTTTAACTACGTTAGCTTTAACTGAAGGGTCTACTTTACCTTTAATCTCTTTAGTATTATTACTCTCACAAATAGCATCTACAATATCATAGAAACTAGCTTGCATACCTAGACCACGAAGTGCTCCAACAGCAGTAATGAGTGTACAATGTAAAGCTAATGATAAACCTGGATAGGCTCCTTCAGCAACTAAATCAACTTGATCTAAGCTTTCATATAAAACCTTGCAGCAAAGATTTTGTAAAGTTATAGCATTCATAGTATGAATAGGATTAGCATAAAATACTTCTTTAATATAATCTCTATGCAAACCAAGCTTCCACATTACCCCAATAGTTACAAAAGTAATATCACCAATAGCGTCAAGCATTTCATTAACTGAAGAAGCTTCAAACAATTCATCAGTTTCTTCAAGAAGTAGTTTGCTAGCTAATTCATAATTAAACACTTGTTCATATCTTGCTGCATTCCAATCAATGCACTTTTGTACAATATTTTCCATCTGTCTCTCCTTTTATACTATTATACTTATTATTATACCACATAAACCTATAAATATTACTATTATAAGTATTTTAGTAATATCTTTTTCATTGTCATATTCAAACATTTAAAGTAAATTTAATAGGTTCTTTAGGCGTATATCCATGAATTGTAAGATCCTCAGGGATAAATGTATTATAAGTTACAGTATCTTTAATATCATATCTAATAGGTGTATTGAAGTCTGCATTATTTAGTTGACGAACATAATCAAGTATATTCGGCACATGATTATTATAGATATGAGTGTCACCAAACATAAATCTAAGAATACCTGGTTTAAGTCCTGTTTGCTTAGCAAAAATAATGTTCCATACTCCAGCCAAAATAATGTCTGAT